GACAATTACAAAACGGCATTCTGGAACAGTATCAGAAACCGCAACTGGATCGATGTCCACGATGATTTGCACATTGGCACAGACGCAGAGGGCGGTTATCTTGTGCCAGATGAGTTTGAACGAAAACTGGTGGAAGCATTGGAGGAAGAGAGCATTTTCCGCCAGATGGCAACGGTCATTAAAACTTCCAACGGCGACCGCAAAATTCCGATTGTGACTTCCAAGGGCGAGGCTGTGTGGATGGACGAGGAACAGCAGTATTCTCTCTCTGATGATACGTTCGGGCAGGCATCGCTTTCTGCATATAAACTGGGAACAGCAATCAAAATTTCTGAGGAACTTCTCAATGACAGCGTATTTGACCTGCCGTCCTACATTGCAAAGGAGTTTGCAAGAAGAATCGGTGCAAAGGAAGAAGAGGCTTTCTTCGTTGGTGATGGCAAGGGTAAACCGACCGGCATTTTCAATGCAACGGGCGGTGCGGAAGACGGCACTTCCACCACAGGTGCAAGCATCACATTTGATGATGTGATGGAACTCTTCTATTCTCTGAGAAGTCCGTATCGCAAAAAGGCGGTGTGGGTGCTCAATGATTCCACGGTTAAGGCTCTTAGAAAATTGAAAGACAACACAGGAAACTACATTTGGAATCCGTCTGTGCAGGCTGGTGTTCCGGATACCATTCTGAATCGTCCTTACAAGACATCCAGCTATGTGCCGGAAATCAAGGCAGGCAACAAATGCATGGCATTCGGCGACTTTAGTTATTACTGGGTGGCCGATAGACAGGGACGCTCTTTCAAGAGATTGAATGAACTCTTTGCTATGACAGGTCAAGTTGGTTTCCTTGCAAGTCAGCGTTTGGACGGCAAGTTGATTCTTCCGGAAGCGATCAAGACACTCACTATCAAGAAAGCGTGATGCTATGATTACGCTGAAAGAGGCGAAAAACTATCTGAGAGTGGATTATGAGGAGGACGATAGTCTGATTCAAAATCTGCTTTCTACAGCAAAAAATCTTGTAATGGACGTTGGCAGAATGGACGAATCAGCATTTGCTGAAAATGAAGATACTGTGCGGACAGCGATGCTTTTCGCACTTGGTTATCTTTATGAAAACAGGAGTAATCCTGATTACAAAAAGCTGACCTTAAATCTTCGTTCAATTCTGTTTGCACAGCGAGAAGGTGTGATGTAATGGAAATCGGAAAGCTGAATCAGCGTATCGCCATTCTGGAGCATCACACCGTGGTAGATGAAATCGGAAACCATACTTCCAAGTGGGACGAGGTTTTCTCCTGCTGGGCGAAAGTCAGCGTGAAAAGCTCTGCCGAACAAGTGAATACGGGAGTCACCAGAGAAGTACAGTCCGTGTCATTCCTTGTCCGGCAGAGTTCCTATCTGCTGTCTTTGAACGCCACAACACACAGGATTCTGTTCCGTGGACAGACATTTGATATTGTCAGTGTAAAACCCGACTATGAAAAAATGGACTATCTCGCAATTGAGGGAGAAGTCCGAAAGGCAGGTGCTCCCAGTGACATCTATTGATGACATGGCAAGTGAGATCATGAAAGGCTTACAGGAATATGCTGACCTTGCCGATACAGAGGTGAAAAAGGCAGTCCGAAAAACTGCAACCGAAGTTAGAAAAGAGATATCTTCAAATGCTCCGGAAGACACTGGTGCTTACGAAAAAAGCTGGACAGCCAAAAAAGTCAGCGAGAACAGCCATTCTCTGCAAATGACGGTTTATTCCAAGAACCGCTATCAGCTGGCTCATTTATTGGAGCATGGTCACGCCAAGCGTGGCGGTGGGCGCGTTGCAGGAAAACCGCATATTGCTCCGGCTGAACAGAATGGCGAAGAATTATTGGAAAATCTGATCAGAAAGGCATTATCATGACCTATGAAGAAATCAATGAAATGATGCAGGAAATGGATTGTCCTTTTTCCTATCATCACTTTGCAGAGGGCGAAAGTCCTGCACCGCCCTTTCTACTTTTCCTTTCTCCCGGCGAGCATACCTTTTCGGCTGATAATCTGATGTATTACAGCTTCAAACAGCTGGACATTGAACTGTACACGGATAAGAAATCACCGGAAGTGGAAGAACGTGTGGAGGAGATTTTAAGGCAGCATCATATTTTTTACAACAAGACAGAAGCATGGATAGAGTCGGAAAGGCTCTATGAAGTGCTTTATGAAATGGAGGTTTGATTTTATGGCGAACAAAAGAAACAAGGTCAAGTTTGGTCTGAGCAACGTCCATTGGGCAAAGATTACCCAGTGGGGTGCGGACGCTGACGGAACACCCACCGTGCCTGTGTACGGTGAATCCATGCGTTTACCGGGTGCGGTTTCACTGTCCATTGATGCCAATGGTGAAAATGAGAATTTTTATGCCGATGACAGTGTGTACTATGTCATCAACAACAATTCCGGTTACGAAGGTGACCTGGAAGTGGCGCTTGTCACCACCGAATTTGCCACCGAAATTCTGGGAGAAATTCTCGATAACAACGGTGTGCTTGTGGAGAAGAACACCGCAGAACCGTCGCAGTTTGCATTGATGTTTGAATTTTCGGGAGATAAGCACAAGATCCGCCATGTACTGTATTGCTGCACGGCAAGCAGACCGGCCACAGAAGGTCAGACCAAGGAAGATTCCACAGAAGTCAAGACGGAAACACTGACACTGACCGCATCGGCACTTCCCACCGGATTGGTCAAGGCAAAAACCTGTGAAGCAACTGATGAAAGCACCTACAATAACTGGTACAAGATGCCGTACAATCCCGATACGACAGCGAAAACCACAACCACAAAGGCAAGTTCATAAGGAGGCATCGCTATGGCAATCAAGAAAAATATTCTGGTGGACGGCATGGAAGTGCCGTTTAAGGCGAGTGCTGCGGTTCCTCGCCTTTATCGTCTGAAATTTCACAGAGATATTTACAAAGATTTCTCCAGCCTGCAAAAATCTGTGGGAGAAAATGATTCCGAAAACTCTGCTCTCGATATTGAGAGTCTGGAAGTCTTTGAAAACATCGCATACATTATGGCAAAGCACGCTGACCCTGCAAATGTTCCCGATTCTCCCGACGAGTGGCTGGAAGGCTTCAACACATTCAGCATTTATGAAATCCTGCCTCAGCTCATTGAGTTGTGGGGTCTGAACATCGAAACGCAGGCAGAATCTAAAAAAAACATCGCCCGACTGACCGCCAAATGACAACGCCGCTTTTTCTGCTGCGGTGTGTACAATTAGGACTGTCAATGGGCGATCTGGATTTGCTGACGATTGGTTTGGTGAATGATATGTTTACAGAACGTGAGAATGATGATTGTAACTATGATTCTCTGGCAACGCAGGAGGATTTTGATGCGTTTTAACCTATATGATGTGTTTCCACAGCCATTCCTGCAATTGTCGGTCATCCATTTCACCGGCTGCAATTCCGAGAATCATTTGAATCAATTCATCGTCATCATATTCCACTTCAATATGATTCAGAGAAAGAAATACAAGCATTGTATGCGTGCCGATTCTTTTATTTCCATCTACAAACGCATGATTTTTTATCAAACTGTATCCAAGACGAGCTGCTTTTTCTATGATTGTCGGATATAATTCTGCATCATCAAACGTCTGGAAAGGTGCATTCAATGCCGAATCCAGAAGTCCTTCATCACGAATTTCCGCTGAGCCGCCTGATTCCTTCACCAATTCTTTGTGAAGCAGCATTACCTGTTCCTTTGTGAGTCGTTTCATTTGGCAAGTTCCTCATAAACAGCAGCGTTGCGTTTCATCAGTTTTTTTGAAACAGAAAGCACTTCTTCATCCGATGCCGTTTCCGCTTCTTCTGTGTCTTCAATCATTCTGACTTCATAACGGGGCTTATTATTTTTGAAAATAACGGCCGTTCCATACCGGTCTACAATTCTTGTTACCATGGAAAAATTCTGATTTGCTTCTGTCATAGAAATAATTGTGTTTGTATCTATCATCATACGAACACCTCCTTGCTGTTATTATACCATATTGTTAGGATAAATTCAACCTATTTTTGAAAAAAGGCAGGTGACCCCCATGGCAAACCGCATCAAAGGCATCACCGTAGAAATCGGCGGCGATACCACCAAGCTTTCCAAGGCTCTGGAGAGCGTCAACAAGAACATCAAAAATACACAGACACAGCTGAAAGATGTGGAAAAGCTGCTGAAGCTGGACCCGACCAATACAGAACTGCTCTCCCAAAAGCATAAGCTCCTTGCCGATGCGGTTTCCGCCACAAAAGACAAACTGTCTACCCTGAAGATTGCTGCAGAACAGGCAAACACTGCTCTTGCAAACGGTGAGATTTCGCAGCAGCAATATGATGCACTTCAGCGTGAAATTGTCGAAACAGAACAGGAACTCCGCCGTTTACAAACCGAGGCAGATAAAACAAATACTGCATTTGCGAAAATTGGTGCTGCCGGTGAAGTAATGCAGAATGTCGGAAACAAAATCTCCGGTGCAGGCGAAAAACTGATGCCCATAACAGCCGGAGTGACTGCCTTGGGAACGCTTGCAGTAAAGACAGGTGCCGATTTCGATTCTGCCATGAGTAAGGTCGCCGCTGTTTCCGGTGCAACCGGTGAAGAATTGGATGCACTGCGAGACAAAGCACGAGACATGGGCAGCAAAACAAAGTTTTCCGCAAGTGAAGCCGCTGAAGCCATGAACTACATGGCGATGGCAGGCTGGAAAACAGAAGATATGCTGTCCGGTATTGAGGGCATTATGAATCTTGCCGCTGCATCCGGTGAGGATTTGGCGACGACATCCGATATTGTTACAGATGCATTGACCGCTTTCGGCTTAACTGCTGCCGACAGCGGTCATTTTGCTGATGTGTTGGCGGCTGCAAGCTCCAATGCCAATACCAATGTGTCCATGATGGGCGAAACTTTCAAGTATGCCGCACCTGTTGCGGGTGCGCTGGGGTTCTCTGTAGAAGATACCGCACAGGCAATCGGCTTAATGGCAAATGCGGGCATCAAGTCCACACAGGCAGGCACTTCCCTTCGTTCCATTCTGACCGCTTTGTCGGGCGAAGTGAAATTCTGCGGTGATGCAATTGGGGAAGTAACGGTACAGACCACCAATGCTGACGGTTCCATGCGTGACCTGAATGATATTTTAGACGACTGCCGAACTGCTTTTTCCGGTTTATCTGAATCGGAACAGGCATCTGCTGCACAGGCACTTGTGGGAAAGAATGCCATGTCCGGTTTCCTTGCACTCATGAATGCCGCACCTGCGGATATCAGCAAACTTGAGGGGGCAATTTCTGCCTGTGACGGCACATCCCTTTCCATGGCAGAAACCATGCAGGACAACCTTGCCGGACAGCTGACCATTCTAAAATCTCAGCTGGAGGAACTGGCGATTTCCTTTTCGGATGTTCTGATGCCTGCAATCCGTTCCATTGTAACATGGGTGCAGGGATTGGTGGATTGGCTGAATCAGCTTGACCCACAGACAAAAGAAACCATTGTCAAAATTGCACTGGCTGCAGCGGCTCTCGGTCCTCTGCTGATTGTATTGGGAAAAACAGTATCCGGTGTGGGAACGGTCTTTTCCGCAGTGTCCAAACTGCCCGCCCTTTTCTCTGCTGTGCAGAGTGGCATCGGAGCCATTACCGGAGCGTTAGGCGTGTCCTTAGGTCCGCTGCTTGCCATTATCGCAGCTGTTGCTGCTCTGGTGGCTGCTTTTGTGCATCTCTGGAAAACCAATGACGAATTCAAAAGCAACATCATCGCCATCTGGGAGCAAATCAAAAGCACCTTTGCCGGATTGACACAGGGCATCACCGACCGACTAAATGATCTGGGATTCGACTTTGAGAGTTTCACCGATGTGCTGAAAGCAGCGTGGGATGGGTTGTGCAATCTGCTGGCTCCTATTTTTGAAGGTGTCTTTCAAAATATCTCCAACATCTTTTCAGAGTTTACTGGTGTTCTTCTGGGGCTGCTGGACGTGCTGATTGGTCTGTTTACGGGCAACTGGGAGCAATGCTGGAACGGCATCAAGGGAATTTTCACTTCCATATGGGATTTTATCGTCAATACATTTTCCAATATTCTGAACACACTGAAAGGCATTGCAGATGTGGTTCTCGGTTGGTTTGGTACATCGTGGAACGAGGTCTGGACATCTGTGAAGGATTTCTTTGTGAACATTTGGAACAGCATATCCGCATTTTTCACCGGAATCATTACAGGAATACGGGATTTTTTTGTAAATACCTGGACAACAATCTCCACCACATTTACCGGTATCGTAACGAATATTCAGAACGTTGCGACAACTGTTTTCACAGCAATTAAGGATTTTATCACAGGTATTTTTACTGCAATCTATGACTTCCTCTCGCCTTTGTTAGAGGCTTTTCGCTATCTGTTTGAAACAATATTTCAGGCAATTCAGATACTCATCGGCATGGCGATGGATTGGATTTCAGAGAAAATTTCTGCCATCTGGAACGGCATCGTTTCTTTCCTTACGCCGATTTTAGAGGGTATCCGCTCCACATTTGAAATCATATGGAACGCCGTCAAATCTGTCATTGATACCGTCATGTCGGCAATTTCAAGCGTGATCAGCACGGTGTGGAACGCCATCTCCGGTGTGATTTCTTCCGTTCTGAATTCTATAAAATCTGTTGTTTCCGGTGCATGGAATACCATATCCTCTACCATTTCCAATGTGATGAACACTATAAAATCCACGGTTTCCGGTATCTGGGACAGCATCAAATCTGCCATTTCCGATAAGGTGGGCGGCATTGTGGACACGGTGAAAAGCGGTTTCAACAACGCTGTGGATTTTGTGAAAGGACTGGCGTCCGATGCGTGGAACTGGGGCTCCGACATTATCAGCGGCATCATTGACGGCATCAGAAGCATGATTGGCAATCTTGCCGATTGTGTCACCGGTGTGGCGGATACGATTCGGGAATTTCTGCACTTTTCCGTACCGGATAAAGGACCGCTGACCGACTATGAAAGCTGGATGCCGGACTTTATGAAAGGGCTGGCTGACGGCATCCACAAAAGCAAGAAATATGTGGGAAAGGCTGTAGGCAGTGTGGCACAGGCAATGAAGCTGACCATGGATTCTGATTTGCAGTATCAGCTTGACGGCATTTCCGGTGCGGTTTTGAGCCGTGATGCAAACGGCTCGGTGGTAAATAACTACTATAATGACAACAGCCGCACAGTGCATCAGACCAACAATAGTCCGAAAGCACTATCACGGCTGGAGATTTATAGACTTACAAGGAATGCGGTGAAGCAGTAATGGGGCGGAGTTTCTGCCCTGCAAACTGGAATTGTTGTTCTACCTCTTCTTTTTGGGCTTCGGATTTGGCAATTCGTCATACATGGCATCAAACAATCCGGTCAAGTAATCCTTATTGTCAACATCATCTACAAGCAACATCTCTTTTGCCCCATCGTACGGCAATTCATACTCAGCATTTGGCATATAAGAAATTGCTGCTTTTACTGGTTTCACCAGTAGCCTGTCATCATAAATTCCACCAACAATCTTGCCCTTATAATAAAGTATAAATTCTCCCATCATTGCTCTATATGATATATCGTTTAACTCGCATAACTGTCCTAAAATAAATTCTAAATAATCTTTACTCGATGCCATATTTCCTCTCTATACTTCCGATTTTTCTCTTTTAAGGTAAGTTAGACCTTTAATTCCTATACTGATTACAAAATGCTGACATCTCATCCTCCAGCAGCTTAAATACCTTTGCAACCAGATACCCGTCAGCAATTGCATGATTCAGTCTCACACTGACCGGCATTAAAAACTGTCCGTTTTCTTCATGATACCTTCCCCAGTTGATAATCGGTGCAAAAAACAGATGCCCGTCTGGAAGTTCAATATTCAATGAGTCATAAGACAACCATGAAATGTAAGAAGCATCAAACCAGTTTGGATGATTTGCCATATCAAGAAGATATTCTCTTGTCTCCTTCGCTTTTCTGATATCCTCTGCACAATCCTTATAGAAAACGTGATAGTCTGCATTATAAACGGTATAAACCGGTGTACAGGTCTCCGTATCCTCGTGAAAAATATACTGTGCGGGATTAATCTGGTCATAGCAAATCAGTTCTTCGGTCTGCCAAATATACCCCATTCTGTAATCCTCTCTGGAATTAAGTACCTTTGCGAGTATATACAGAAAATTAATATAAAACTTCGTACCAGAATCTTCTGAAAACTTTTTCAGTGCTGTCACATTGATTCTTGCCGTCATAGAAGTGGAACATTTACAATCTTCCGAAAAATGCCGGAACACTCCGCTCCTGTAATAAGTCTGCTTATCTATTATTTTATAATTCATGTTTTTATCCGATATAGTCAT